TCTGGACTTAATGGTAAGTGTTTCTGTCTGCACTTCCTTGCCCTCTTCATTTGTCTTACCGGAAATGGAAGGACGGGAAGCACTACAGTTATACATGACATGACGAATCTTTCTGATGTCACCGTCAAACTCAAACAACAGTGCAAAACTGCCTGTCTGGGAATTGGAATTTTCCACAAGTACGTTATTGGCATCTGCGGTTTCCAAAAGAACATCCTCTCTGAAGGATTCAGGAATGAGTGCTACCTCAAGGTCACCGTCATACCCCTGATTGTTATTGACAACATAATATTCCACTCCATCCGCATAGAAACTTTCCGGCTCTCCCTTCGGGTCTAAGCTGATGGATACTGCACCGGGAATGGCAACAGGAGTTGCAAAAGTAACCGTTCCATCCTCTGCTTTTGCAATCACTGCATAATGCACGTTGCAAATGTTATATTTAACTTTGTTCTTCTTGTTCATGGTTATACCTCCGTTTCATAAAGAACTTCATACATTTTTTCACTGCTAATCCAAGTTTCTGATTTGGAATAAAAAAAGCCGTACTTATCAAGCACAGCTTCCACTTTCTCTTCCAATTCAATATCCTTTTTGTCCGTGTACAGTTCAATCTGCATACGGTCTATTTTATAATATGCCACCCCATCCGCAGCAAAGTTATTTGCCCTCGGATATAGGTAAACGAGAAACGGTGGATTAACCGCTTCTCCTTCTGCAAAGTGATCATAAGCAAAAGGGAGTCCGATTTCTCCAAGCATTCCCACAACTTCTGCTTTTGTCATTTCTTCAGACTCCTTTCTACCCTTTCAATTAACTGTTTCTCCGCATTTGCTTCTGCCGGAGCAATATGCACCTTGGCAGCAACCCTGCCGCCACCTCTCTTGGCATGACCTTTTTCCAAAAGGTGTGTGAGGCGGTAACGTTTATCGGAGTGTATTACTACGGTCTTTGAAGTTGCCGTTTCCTTTTGCTTGGTTACTTTCCAACTCTTACGGTAAGCACCCGTATCCACCGGAGCATTTGCCTGTATCTCCTTTTTTACGTTCTCGCCAACTTCCTCCACTATCTGCTTTACTTCCTCTGCCGTAAAATTACAGTATTCTTCCAACTCTCTTTTTACGGCTGTTGATAAATCATCCACAGACACGGTACGGTTACTGCTCATGGTTACCTCCTCTCCCGCTGCGTGTGCATCTTAAGACTTTTCTTCTTAAAGCCCATATCACTGACGGAGCGGATATTATAAATTCTGTCCTGATAGGCAATGCGGAACTTGTCAGGAACAACACCGGATAATTCTGAACAATAACGGACCGTAAAATCCATCCAATCATTCACAACCGTCTGCCCCGTTGTTTCCGCTTCTCCACCTTCTTTTTCCACCGCAGTGGCATAACAGGAAAAATAATCAGTCCATGCATTGGTATGGTTACCGATGCTGTCCGTTACCACTTCATTTTTCTGAAATGTGATTCTGATACGCATCCCAGAAATATTCATCAGAACACCTCCCTGCGTACACCGAACATAAGACTTCGCAATGTCAATAACAACTCCTCATGGTCTGCTTCTTCCCTGTGTTCATATAAATAGGCTATGGCATACAACTGTGCTATCTGTACCACGCTTCCCTGCTCCATAAGATAATCCTTGGAGAGTCGGCTGATATCCGTAACCATCTGCTCTGCCGTCTGAATTAAGGTTTGGATGAACCCGTCATCATCTGACGAGTCCACCCTTAAATAATTCTTAGCCTCTGCTAATGTTACTGACATCGGCTATCCCTCCTTAAGAGGTAGTTTTTGCCTTGATATCAAGGGTCTTAACTGCCTCGGAAAGAATCAGCTTACCATCCACACGCTCGGAAGCCAAGAAGCCTACCTGACCTGTGGTTGCATAAAGTTCATTCAATCTCTTGAAAGAACGACCCTGACGGTCTGCAATCCAATAGTAGCTGTAATCACCGAATGCCATGACACGATTTCCGGCAGCAAGTTCAGGAACATAGATGGATGTTCTGTAAGGACGGTTAAGGATTCTGTCCGGCTCTCCTTCTTTTACGGAAGGCTGCCAGATATAATTACCGTTACCATCCTTTAACTTTCTGATTGCCTTAACGGTAGAATCATTCAAAAGCCATGTTGCCTTGTTACGGTAAGGCGCACGCAAACTGTAATACAGATCCATCACATCATCAAAAGTAATGGAGGTGTTTGCTGCAGTAACACCGATGTCTGCTCCGCCTGTAGCAGAAAAAAGTCCGGTAGGTTTACCCTTACCGTCACCGATGAAGAATGCTTCCTCTTCCTTCGCACCGATTCTTCTACCAAATTCCTTGGAAATGTAGGCTTCGATATTGAATACGGAGTCGTTTAAGAGTTCATCAGACACCTTAATCATGGTAGCCAACTTGTAAGCACCGATGGATGTCTGACCGAAGCTGTCATCGGATTCAGGGAACTGACCGCCCTCATCAATCCATGCCGCCTCGCCTCTGCTTGTTACGATAGGAATCTTACGGTCACCGCTTGAAGTACGGATAACGGTTGCAAGGCTTCTGAAGAATACCTCATCCTGCAAAGCCTCCACAAGTTTTCTCTCGTATTCATCCGGTACGAGATAACCGCCCTCGGAATCCGTGCCAATAGAAAGAGCGTTCTGAACTTCATAAGACATCTTGTTTCTCATGCCGTTCCAGAACGCTCTCTTATATTCGTCACTTGCTCTTCCGGTTTTCTCTGTGCCACTCGGCTGTGCGGTAGGTGTATTCACGATAGGCTGTGAAGTAACCTTTGCCAGTTCCGCATCAATTACTGCCTGACGCTCCAATCTGTCGATTTCCTCTCCAAGTCTTACTACATCTGCTTCCATTCTGTCATAGGTAGCAGCATCTTCCCCGGATACAAAACCGTCATCGGTTCTCTTGGCATCCAAAAACTTCTTGGCTGCCTCCCATGCTCTCGCACGCTTTTCCTTTAATTCCAAAATTTTACTCATAGTGAAAATCCTCCTTAATGTTTTAAGAGACTCAGTCTCTTGTCTAACTGATTAATGGGTATCATGTTATCCGGCTTATTTCCGGTAACTTTCGATAAGAACGAATCGTGTACGGCACGTCTGGAAAACATCACGGAATCCGCCTTTAGTGTCAGCTTCTTTTCCTCGTCTTCCTCGGTCTTTTTCTCACCTTTATCCGGCTCCATTTCGTCCTCTTCGTCCTCTTCCTTCTTTGCCACTGTTCCTTCCGCAAAAAGGATTTTATCGGCAAATCCAAGTTCCACAGCTTTCTTGGCATTAAACCAAGTCTCGTCATCCATCATTTTGGATAACTTACTTCTCTTAAGTCCGGTTTTATCCTCGTAGGCATTTAAGATGCTTTCTTTTACTTCATTTAACATTCCGATTGCCTTTTCCATCTCCTTGGCATTGCCAATGGCAAGAGTAGCCGGATTGTGAATCATCATCATTGCTACTGGAGACATTAAAACCGTATCTCCTGCCACCGCAATCACGGATGCTGCCGAAGCAGCCAGACCATCAATCTTGACAGTTACGCTTCCCTTATAATCACGGAGCATATTGTAGATTTGTGCTGCCGCGAACACATCTCCACCGGGCGAGTTAATCCATACCGTGATGTCTCCTTCCCCGGAGTTCAGTTCGTCCTTAAACAACTTAGGAGTTACTTCATCCCCGTACCAAGTTTCATCCGAAATCTCGCCATTTAAAAAGAGGGTTCGACCAAGGCCTCCCTCATTCTTAACCCAATTCCAAAACTTGCGTTTCATCGTTTACCTCGCTTTCTGTTTTCCTGCTTTGTTTGCTCCTCTGGTTGTTCTGGCACCTTATCGGCAAATACTCCTGCATCCGCTAATTTGCACATTGCACCATTAATCAGATAGAGGTTACCGCCCTCTTCATCAGAGATAGGATTCAAATTCTCCATCTCCCTGATATCATTGGTGGAAAACCAACCATTCTGTCTTCCGGTTGCATAGCCGTTCATACGGGACTCATAATCTCCACGGAGCAATCCATCCACATTAAACTTAATAAAATATTTGCCTTTCTCTCCCGGCAAAAAGAGTGCCTTCTGAAGAGCCTGTTCCCACCTTATTACCCAAGGGTCCAGTGTGTATTTCACAAACTCCAAAGACTGCTGCTCTATATTACTGAAACTGCTCTTCTCCAAATCCCCCACCATGTGTGGCGGTATCCGATACAGTCTCGCAATCTCATTGATTTGGAACTTCCTCGTTTCCAAAAACTGTGCTTCTTCCGGTGGTATTCCAATCTGATGGTATTTCATGCCTTCCTCAAGCACTGCCACCTTATGGGCATTGGTAACTCCTTTGTATACGGAGTTCCAAGATTCCCTTACCTTGGACGGGTCTTTTAGGACACCGGGATGTTCAAGCACACCGCCGGGATTCGCACCGTTGGCAAAGAAGCTGGCACCGTACTCTTCACAGGCAAGTGTCATACCCACCGCGTTCTTTGCCATTGCAACGGGCGAGTACCCGATAAGACCATCAAAACCAAGTCCCGGAATATGAAGCACCTCGTCACTGCGGAATGTAATATCTCCCATGGTTTTGAAATTCGGATTCTCGTCACTCTGTCTTGAATAGGTGTATACGAGATTGCCTTTTGCATCCCGGTCAACATCCATCATGTTTGGAAGCAGGGGATACAAGCCTACCACTCTTCCTGCTCCGTCCCTGACAATCTGTGCATAAGCATTTCCCCAAATTAATAGATGACTCATCAGCGTTTCCCTGAACACAAATGAAGTCATCTCCGGGTTCGGCTCATCATGGAGCAGAGCATATAGCGGATGGTCATGCACAAGTTCCTTCCCCCCATCCTCTTTGTAGGCATATACATGAAGTGGCAGGGAAGCCAACGTTTCTGCCAAGATTCTCACACAGGAATAAACTGCCGTTGTCTGCATGGCGGTACGTTCATTCACGGGTTTACCGCTTGTGGTTCTTCCAAACATAAAAGAATAACCACTCCCCACCGTGTTTACAGGCTTATCCCTCGCCTGTTTGAGACCTAAAAATTCTCTGATTCCCATCTGCTATCCCTCCAATGTCTGATTGATTGCTTCCCGTATAAGAAGGAAGCCTATTAAACTAAGTGTCAGCATAAAACCTCCATTCCGGGCATGAAAAAAACACCTCCGAAGAAGTGCTGATTTCTTATTTCCCTGTATATCGAATTGCCTTTACCATTAACTCATTATCGTTACGACCTACTTTAATGCGGTCGGTGTAAATATTCAGTTTCCAATGATTCCCTTCCTTTGCGTTACTTCGCATACACTCCGGTGTAAGATAAGGTCTTAATTCTTCCCAATTAACCATGGTAAGCATTCTGCCCTCTAATCGGAAGATAACCATTGCGTTATCGTAGGAATCAAGCAGTTCATATTGAACTGAAGTAATGTCCGTCCAATAAAACCCCTGCGGATGCAACTTGGACTGTGGTGTACACAAAGCAATCCTCTTCTTATTTTCCAACCTGCTTTCAAACATGATTTTCTTTCCGTCTATTAACTGATATCTGCACCCTGCTGCCTGTGATGCCACTTCCAACACCTCTGAAATTGTTACATATTCTGCCATAAAAAATGACCTCCTTTTCTTAAGATGAGGTCAGTATAGCACACAAATGCGTGGATGTATTTAGCAGTGCAAAATTGCCGAAAGCTGCTGACAATGCACGGTTGGAAGTAATGTTTGACGCACCCCGGTTAAACGTGGTTGCACTAAAAAACCAAGATGCCTCTGTCATCGTAAACACTGCCGTCACTACCCTGATTTCGGATGGCTCTGTCAAGTGCCATGACCGTTGCTACGGCAGCATCGATTTTCTCAGTGGACTTCTCCTTATCCATCTTAATGTTTCCTGCCGGGTCCTGTCTGACAAATACGTTATCCATCATCCATCGAAGCACCTTGTGACCGCCATGTGCGATACGCTCCTCCAAGGTTAATTTCATAAGTTCCTTCGTAGGGGGACTCATATCCTTATATCCCTGTCCGAATGGCACTACTGTAAATCCCATACCTTCCAAATCCTGAACCATTTGCGTTGCTCCCCAACGGTCAAATGCGATTTCTTTGATATGGAATTTCTCTCCCAACTTCTCGATGAACTTTTCTATAAACCCATAATGAATAACATTTCCCTCCGTAGTTTCCAAGCACCCTTCTGCTGCCCACACGTCATACGGCACATGATCACGTCTGACTCGAAGCTTCATGTTATCTTCCGGTATCCAACAGTAAGGAAGAATGATATATTTTTCATTATCATTCCTCGGTGGGAATACAAGCACAAAGGCGGTAATATCCGATGTGCTTGAAAGGTCAAGACCGCCATAGCAGTCCCTTCCGATAAGTTCCTCCTCATCAATCGGAAATGCACAAGCATCCCATTTATCCATCTGCATCCAACGGGTGGACTGCTTAACCCACTGATTCAAGCGAAGCTGACGGAAGATATTTTCTTCTGCAGCATTTTCCCTTGCACTGATATAAGCATTTCGTACCTTTTCAATATCTATGGTTTCTCCAAGGGATGGATTGGCTTTATACCAAGTGGCTTCACTGGTCCAGTCATCCTCATCGGCAGCACCGTAAATAACCGGATAAAAAGTAGGGTCAATTTTCCTACCCTCCAAAATATCCACCGCTTTCTGATGTTGTTCAAAGCAGATGGAATTTCTGTCATTCCCTGCTGTGGTAATGAGGAAATACAAAGGCTGGGTTCTTGCATCACCGGAACCCTTGGTCATAACATCGAATAACTCTCGGTTCGGTTGGGCGTGTAATTCATCAAAAATAACCGCATGGACATTTAATCCATGCTTGGTATACGCTTCTGCCGAAAGCACCTGATAGAAACTGTTGGTCGGCTTATATACCAAACGTTTCACGGACATGATAGGTTTTATCCTTTTCTTCAGTGCCGGACATTGGTCTACCATATCCACTGCCACATCAAATACAATGGATGCCTGTTGGCGGTCAGAAGCACAACCGTACACTTCTGCTCCCCACTCCCCGTCACCGCAGGTCATATATAACGCAATGGCTGCCGCCAGTTCCGACTTGCCATTCTTCTTTGGAATTTCACAATAGCAGGTATTGTATTGACGGTATCCGTTTTCCTTAACCGTTCCGAAAAGGGTCCGGATAATTTCATCCTGCCATCCGAGCAGTTGAAAAGGAACTCCCCTCCACTTACCCTTGGTGTGCTTCAGACAGTTGATAAAATTTACTGCATGGTCTGCCTTTGTCACATCAAACATTATTTTCCTCCTCCCTTAAGAAGCAGAAGTTCCATTTCATCGCTTTCCTTATCCTCTCCCGTATCCGTTACGATTCGGCTTCTGGCAGAAGGGGTAAGTCCGAACTGCTCACAAAACTTATTCATAATCTTAAGGTAGGTCTGGGCAATGGACACCTGCGGTACCTGTTGCCAATATCCACTCGGAGTTTTTACGATTGTTCCATGCTGTGTAATAAATTCCTCTGCTTCCTTCCAACGAGCGTATGCCTGACAGTATCCGGCAAAGGCAGCCATATCAATTTCCGTAAGTATACCGAGTTGCTCAAGCTGTTTACACATACGCTTCCATTCTTTCTTTGCTTCGTCTTCAAGCCATGCCGGACAACGTGGTGCTTTCTTATCCGGCTTCGGTTCTGCCGTGTTAAGGCTTCTTTTGCCCGGATTGCCCTCAAGCACCTTCATTGCCGTAGGCTTGGGTTTTCTTCCTCTTTGCGCCACTGTCCCCACCTCCGTTTCATGGCATCAAAAAAGGACTCCCGAAGGAATCCTCTGTTAAAAAGTTTTTATATTCTGCTAAAGCACCATGCCATTGCATGGCCTCCATCCTCAAATATCCTTTCGCTCTTTTCCAAAAGCTGAATCCTGCATTCAATGTAGCCGAATCCCGTTTCTTCTGGGGTTTCCACAAACTCGTAAACCGCTGCTTCAAATCCTCTGTAGGTAAGTCCGCAAACCAAAACTTTATCTCCGTGCTGTAAAACCGCACCCTGCTCTGCGCAACCGTCCTCCCATAAATTTTCCATTGTTGTAATCTCTCTCCATCTCATTGCGATGTCCTCCTTTTCTTTT